ATACGTTTGTCATAGAATCTGCAATGTTCATTCAACAATGCACCATATGCAGAGTTCAACAAAATCTTACGAACAAGTTGACGTTTATCCCAATAATCTTTATCTTCAGTAGTTGTGGCTTCTTTAAGTTTTTTCTGCATTACTTTTCTATCCGAGTACCATCTAGACAATAATCCTGGAATAACACCTTCATTTGCATGAGTAAAGATAGTACCATTAGCACTAATCATATATGGATTATTACTATCAAATAGTAATTTCCATATTTCGGCTGCACTCATTTCAACTTCAGTTCCGTCAGCATAGTCCAATGTTAGCATCATACCTCTATCTTGATTTAAAATTGAGGTATATTCCAAACTACCAAATAGTCCTTCCCAAAGCACACTGCCGGTGACATCATCATCACCTTCTTTATGTCGTTTTTTCTCACGTGCCAAGCGTTGACTTTTATCAAGCATGTACTGATCAGTTAAAGTTTGTCTGACCTGAGCAACAATGGTTTCCGGGGACATGTTAAGAGCGCGGATTGCTGAGGGGTAGAGCGAATTGATGTCCACTGCGCCGACCCATTCATGAATTCCCGTTTTGGGAGTAGCAACATAGGCACCTGCCGCTGGTTGTGTTTCTTCTGCATTTTCGACCTTTCGTTTTTTATCTGGAATAACTACTCCGCGGGCATGAGCCTCATTCATAATTGCCATTTCAATCATAGCAACAGAGCCCATAACCGTTGGTAACAACACAGTATTTTCATGTGCTATTTGATTAGCAAGTTCTAAAAACTGTAGTTTATTATGAATTTTAACTAATAGCATTGTATCTTGCCTATTATATTCAATAAACTTTTTAAAGTCTTTGTTATATAATTGGTCAAGTGTACCTTCGTATTGAGTTTTATTTTCCCCTACTTCCATTTCACCAATGGCATCAAGTTTATAACTATGTCTAGATTCATAGTTATATTTTTTGTAAAGTTGTAAATAGTCTAAATGTACTCGTCCAACTAAGTCATATGTAGTTTCCTCTTTGCCATATCTTTCATATACTCTAGGTTTGGGAAGTTGTCCCAATAAACAAAATTTTCTAGTATCATTTTTACTCATTATCCTAGTAACACGATTAACCATATATGGTATATCATATCCCTCTGAGTTCCATCCAGTTAATACATCAGCATCTTCAATCAATGTAAAAAATGTTTCAAACATTTCTATTTCATTGGTGAATAACATTGTATTTTCAATTTCACTAGTAATCTGTTGTGCTGTCTCACTACTCATATGTGTGGGAGCAATTACTAATGTAACTAATTGACCTAGCCAATCTAAGTAAAGTGAGATAGCAGTAACCGGATTGAAGGGATCGCTAGTTGGACTAAATCCTTTTTCTGAATTGAAATCAACTTCAATGTCAAAAAAGCAAGTATGTAATTTTGGTGCGTCAACGTTTAAATAGTTTTCGCTCAAACAACGAAAAATAGGGTTAATATCGCTTTCAAAGATTTTTTTATTAGCAAGAATTCTACGTTCTTTTTCAAATTCGCTGCGACTTCGTGTTGAGAACCTAGTTACCGGATCACCATATAAACTACGATGTTTGCCTTTAGGGTCAGTAAAGTAAAGTACATAATTGGCAGGGAATTCATTGTACTGGCGTACACCCTTGCCATCTCTTTCAATTACAATTATTTTATCTGTATTTTTATCTAATACAGCATCTACATAACTCAAAGTGTTTTGCCTACTAGTTCAAGAATGTGGTTAAGTTCGTCATGGTCTTTATTAGTTTGCCCTAAACTTGCTTTATGGGCAATTTTGATTGCTTTTTTCAAAGTACTTGCTTTAATTTCCATTTCTTCAGCAACTGCTTTGACTGTATCGGACAATCCTCCGTTGAGTGTTTCAATTTCATTCAATACATTCATGCCCTCATTTACCAACTGGGTAAGTTTAATTTTTTCTGCGCCACTAAAAATTCTATCACTCATTGCAATCTCCTTGTTAATGATAGATTATACAGTAGTAGGATCTTAAAGTCAACAAGTTTGTTTACCTTTTATGGTAAAAACGGGCGTAGTATATTATTTCAATTTATTGAAAAATATTATGATGTTGTTCGCCGTAAATTTTAATATATTTTCCGGCCATTAAATCTGCTAAGGCTTCAATTGGGCTACCCGGATAACTAGATCCTGGGGTAATCATATTTAATTCACCTTGCCGTACGTGAACCAATTCATGAAACACCGTGCGTAAAATATCTACTAAATTGCGATTTTTTGCATAAACCCATATATTATTTTCACCGGGGACATGACCGCCGGTATGATGATTATTTTGTGCTTCTTCAGTATCCATACTTAATTCTATGTACGGTTTAGTTTTAATTTTTAATTTTTGACAAGCCCAATTACAAAACTTATCCACTTCGTCTTGAATATCCAATGATGTATTTTCATCCAATTTGCTTTTAATCCAATCATCCGGTGACCGATGATATTTTTTAATAAACAAATCGTGCAATGCTTTACCAGTAATACGATGTCTTTTTGCTATAGTTGACATTAATCTATCAATAGTATCATAATCATGTTTATCCAAAGATGGCAATTTTTTAGCCAATTCAGTTGCAGGAGATTCAATAATAAACTCAGTATAACGCATTATGTATTTATCAAATTAATGCTCACTTTATACTTCCCAGTAGCGAATTGGGTTATATAGGCAGCAGCCGCCTCACACTTACAGTAACTAGTACTGGTCCTAAGGGTGTTCTTATAAGTCATATATATTAGGATGTACCTTCACTAAACCACGGATCAATTATTACCGGTTGTCCGTTCTGTCTTAGCATGACATTTGCTGTATGCAAATCCCATCCAAATTTGTTGATTCTGCCCGTGTTATATAATATTTGCATTACAGTATACAGCTGTTTGTACATGGCATATGTTTTTTTACTTGCAGGATTTTCTAGTAGACTTTGCCAAACTTTAGCAAAGGCATTAGCATATTGTGGGCTGTAATTTTTCCATGTGTTCGGGTCTGCTAGTTCACGCTCCATTGTTTCCCATGGTTCAGGGGAACTAGTGAAATGACTCAGGAACCAAATTAAACCCTCAACAAACGAACCTTTGGGAATAGAAGATAATTTCTCCATCTCAATCTGAGTATAATCTTTACCGTTAATATCAATCGTGTTTACTTCATTAAATCTAGGAACACACGCCAAATCTTGCCGGCTCATTGAAAATTCATAAAACTTACGAAATACTTGTTCTGCTTTACTACCTGCATCTTCTGGCATCAATATCTTAATTACATGACTGTCATCTTTTGCCCAAACAGTAGCATCAGCACCGGCCCCTACATGTGAATAACCTGCCGCTCTTAATTGATTTGATATCTCTCTAGCGTTTGGTGTGTCTGTTTCTGCTTCATCCAATGGTTCTTCTTCTAATTTAGAACCACTCCAAGTTGCATATAATCCAGAATAAAAGTAAGTGTCCCCGTATACTTTACTCATTTTAGTTTTAACATGTGCTTCTAATTCTTTTCCCGTGGTGTTGGGTTGTACGTCAAAGGCGAAAAAATGGCGACCGCTAGGTGTTTGACCAATATAATCACCTCCTAGTTGACCCATAACGGTATCGATGTTTCTTTCAGCTTGTTTATTCTGTGAAGGCCTGTTAGGGACCAGTTCGTACTTCTCAAAACCAACATAACCTTTCATCTCAACACCAGGGATGCCGGCAAGACTAACCCAATTTCTACGTCCGCCAGGTGTTTGCAGTTCACCAGCAACCAATGGCCGTTTCATGATAGTTAATACAATACCATACAATGCCTTAGCAATGCCTCGACCACGATAGTCTTCGTCCACTGTGATGGTATCAACTTGTACTGCGCCGCCTATTGGAAACCATTCATGTGGTGATATCTCAAGTGTACCAATCAATTGTCCAGGGGCAATTTTGGAATTATTCCAATTCTCCACACGATCATAATATGCCCATGATGTTTCTCTGGGTTTCCTAACAGGCCGGTTTGCTGCATTGATATAATCTGGACCTTTAGGATCCCAAATGTTTATGGCTGTGGAATATCCACTAGATGTAACAGTGTACACAAATCCGCTACCACCGGGCAACTGAGTTGCAGTGTTTTTAAAATTTCGGGGTAACTCTAATGAATTTTTTCCGCCGCGAAAATCTCTGGCTTGCATAGTGTGAATACCTTCGTTAAATTCACTTGCTCTCATGCTAGTCCAATCTTGCCTGGATACATGGCACCACTTTCCACACGTTCTCCGCCATCAAAGTAAGCAAGTTGTATGGGCATGGTCTGCCAGTTTA